CTAAAGATGACAAAATATATTCATTTTTAATAATAATAGATTTTATAGATTTATTTTTCATGATCTTATATATGTATCTAAAATAAAAATAGAAAAAAGAAATAAAGAAACTATTAAACAACACTTTTAAAAATAAATAAATTTTAGAAAATCATATTATATTTTTCTTCTCCAATAGCATTTTTAAGTTTTATTTTTAGTTGATTTATATAATTTTCACCATATGATTTTGCCAAATCTAGATTATTTTTAAACGAATCAAATGGTGTTTTAAGCTCTAGTTTTTTATCAATCAATACTTTAATTGCTGGTGTAAAATCGGCAACAATACAATATTGAAGCATCATAAAAAGAGCAGTAACACCGATACATGTCTCTTTATCAATCAATTCTTCTTTAGATCCATAATGAATTGCAGATTTAACATCTCTATTTTCAATAACTTTATGTAGAATACTTTGTGAACTCATATAATGAGTCCATCCGGTAATAGGATCAGAAGCGTAAATTTTATCACCGATCTGAATAGATGTCATATTTAGTATATACTTTAATTAATTAACAATTACATATCATTATATATTATATATTTATATTTTTCAATTTTTATAAAAAAATTATTGAATATGCTTTAGCATGTGAATCAATTTTTTATCTGAGCCTTTAGTTTTAGATATTTATTTTTATATTTCAAATATTTTTCTCTATATCCACCACTTTGTGGTAATTGATCATTTACATAAAAAAAATTAAATAGAACATTACTAGATTGACCTTCTTTTAATTCAGGAGCAATTTCCAATGGAATTTGACATATCAATTCTGTAAGTTTATAACCTGATGTTGGTGGGTATTTTGTTTTAATTTTGTTTATAAATATATCTTTATTATCATCCAATATTATAGTATCAGGTTTAATTTTACCATATTGCCAATCAGGATTAAGATATAATATTGGTAATCTAATATTGCGATTTCTTTTTATATCTAAACAATGATCGACAAGTTTATCTATTGTAGTATATATTATAATTCTATCACCTATTCTTGGAGATTTTGATATATTACCTATCTTCTTTTTAAAATCTTCATCATCTTTTGCATATTTCATTGAAAAATATATTCCGTATTGCATATTTGCATGACCTCTAAATAAATGTTCAATAAACATATTTTTTTGTATATCTGAAACTGGTTCTAAAAATATTTTCTGTATTATTTCTCTATTCATATTTTTTATTTTAGTTTTGTCATCGTCTGATGCATTTTCTATATCATTTATATAATTTGATTTATCTAGATAGTAATTTAATATTTCAATAATATTATTATATTTATCACCCAATTCTTCTTTTTGTTTTTTAATAAAGTCATTAATATGTATTTCTTCATCTATTTGATATAAATATCCAATTAATTTAGGTATTAAATCTACAAATTGTGGACCTTTTTCTAATTTAGCTCGTCTTTTTGTATAAACGTATAATTTTAATTCTTCTGCCATATATAATATTATTATATTAAGAAAAATAAAAAAATTATTGAAGAGTTGATTCGTATTCAAAAAGCATCATTTGAATCTGTTTAGCATCTTGTGCTGTTAGAATAGCGTAAGTGTATTCGCCACATTTCAAAGGAAACAAATCATTATATTTATTTTTACACTTTGAATAATTCATATTGAATTCTGAGCGCTGGAGATACGCCCATCCACCCTTTTGGTAAGTCACTTCTCCATCACTGTAAATGTGATAGATAGTGTTGCCATTAGGCGATTCATTCGGATCAACCAAACTAGGATTATGTGCTTTGCCGATAGTTTTGCGGATCTGTTGAAGAAAAATGTCTGACTGAGAAGCCATTTGGAATAATAGTAAAAATAATAATATGCATTATAATATATTAAGATTTTCAATTTTTCTCCTCTTATCTTAGAAGAAAAATTGAAAATCTTAATATATTGGATTACTATAATAAATTGATATAACATATAATAATGTCTACTGACATGACTTTTTCTTCTTCCGTCATCGCTTCTGATGATATTTTCTGCGACGACATTTTTGTCAAGCCGACTGGCAAGACTCTGCGCAAAATTTACAATGTCAACTATGTTGCCGATCCAGAGATGTATTGCAAACGTGATGTTAACGGCACTTTTGTTCCGACAACTGATGCTGACGTATCATTGAAGTTACGTGACGTGTGCCTTAACACTAATGCAACTCCTACCAATAGCCGTAATTCGTTTAGTTTTTACGGAAAGTCTATTTCTCTGCGTAATCACGGGCTGTTTAATACTGTTTTTGATGAGCTTGAGAAGCATTGCATTTCCAAGAAGGTCACATCAAATATGCGATCTGGCAATGATGTCACTGAATACGTGTTGCCAGTGACCGGACATTTTGATTCGGCTACCCTTTATCAAGAGGACATTTACAAGCCAGTCGCGTGTCCGAAGAAGCAGTATGTGAAGCAGAAGACGCAGCAACAAACTCGTCGTCGCAAGTTTCGTTCGTGGAAGTACTACGAGGCACAGAAGACGAAAGCTGATAAGTCCCGCTACATTCGTATCAATGGCAACATGTATTCGGTTAATAATATTTACAAGCGTTCAGGCACTGACTTTGTTCCTGTTGTCATTCACAAGAAGTCCGATGAGCCGACTCTTAATGCACATAACCAGTCTGTGCGTAATCGTCGTTCTGTCGGTACTGCGATTACTATTAGTTTCATTAAGGATACGAATCTTACGGGGTTTGTGCTTGAGCCTGAGCCGATGAAGTTTGAATATATTTATGAAGATGTCGACACTCGTCGGTCTCAGCGCCGTGGTCGTGGTTTCATCAAGTGTCTTGTGAATGATCCCGGATTTATCACAAAGTTCGAGGTGCTTTATCGTTCTACTCTGACTGATGGTCAGTGGGTCAAGTACAACATCTTTGATGGAAATGACAACAACCACACTCCCACCAAGATCGTGTTTGACGAGGAGATTGTGGCCAAGGAGATCAGGATTATTCCTCTTACTTATATCAATTCTTTCGAGAAGGTCGGTGTCGCTCCGTTCACCACCATTATTCCAGAAGAGAAGAAGGATGAGAATGAGACAGTGACGTATTACATCGAGACTACTAATCGTCCAAGCAGTATCTATACTTACGCACCAGATGTTCTTTGCTGGGGTAGTAGCTATTGGCGACGTCATAACTACAAAAAAGGAGACAATAAGATTAAGCAACGTGAGTTTCGCGAGTTGTGCGATCTTTAAATAGACTTTATTTATATGTTTAACTTTTAATTTTTTTTCTTCTAAAAAAATTGTTTCAGCGTACCTCAATAATTTTTTTTAGAAGAAAAAAAATTGAAATTTTAACAGTCATTAAATTCTATAATTTAATTAGATATCATTTCAGATATGTCTAACACAATGGATTTTAAGACTGTTGTTATTCACGGCAAGAATGCCCCCAAGTCGCGTGATATTAATCTAAATAACGTAAAGACGAAAGCAGAAATGAATCGTACTGGTGGAATGAATGCTGCATCTCTCGAACGAAAAATTGATGCAGGTACGATTACTGCACCAAAGACAGTCCCACGCGAAGTATCTACTCTATTCCAAACACATCGTACGAGTATTATTAATGCAGAGGGTAAGTCTATGACACAAGATGCTTTTGCAAAGCAATCTTGTGTACCACATGTAGATACAAAGTTTATTCAACAACTTGAGTCAGGTCAACTTCTTATGAATCATGATAACAAGACAACACTTCGTGCTCTTCAACGCAAGCTAAAGATTGAACAATTTGTTCTTCCTTAAAATATTTTTTTTATGTAATTTACTAAAATAATATAATTTACTAAAATAATATAATTTACTAATATCCTTAAAGGATAAAAATTGAAAAAATATATCTTAAGTAAACTATATCATATATTACTAAACTATATTATAATTATGTATCTTTTCTTTGTTATCCTTTCTCTTATTCAAATTGTTAACTCTGCAAAAATTATACAACTTACCAATGATAATTTTGTATCATTGCGTGGTCCTGTAACATCTACATCAATAGCTGAACTTATTACACAACTTATAGAAAAAACTGCAGATGTCAGATATATATTTCTTAACACAAATGGTGGAAGTGTAAATGCTGGATTAAAACTTATTAATGTTATAAATGATTTAGGAAATTATGGAATTGAAGTTAATTGTATAGCTGATACTGCTATTTCTATGGGATTTGTTATTTTTCAATCATGTACAAATCGATATGTATTATCACATTCAACACTTATGCAACATCAGATGTCATTAAATGGTGTCGGTGGAAAACTATTAGAAATTAATTCTTATATGTCTCATATTAATAACATAGAAGATGAATTAAATGGACTACAAGCTGAACGTATTAATATTAGTCAAACAGAATTTGAAAACAAAATATCAAATGATTGGTGGTTAACTACAAGTGAAGCAATTAGATTAAATGTTGCCGATACAGTGGTTATGATTAAATGTAATTTTAAAAACGAAAAAGAAATGGTAATAATTAATAGTATTTTTGGAGATATTGAACTCATATATATGAAATGCCCTCAAGTTGCAACTCCTATTAAAATTAATTTTAAATTGAATGATTCAGTTAATAATTCTGTTAATGAACATGAAATCAAAAATATTATTGATTCCAATTATGTTAAACTTGATAAAATAAATCTTAATACCAAAACACCAAGATATTTAGATATGTTTATTGATATTATTGGAAACATATAAACAACACATATATAACAACACATATCCTTTAGTGATTAAAAGATATGAAAAATGCGATATAAAGAATATAAAATATTATTTATTTATACTAATAATGAATAATATTATAGTTCCAGATATATTAAGTTTAATAAATGAAAATAAATTAGATTCAGAATATAATGTTCTTAAAGAATTAGAAGATATGATTATTGATTTATATGAAAAAAAATCAGAATCAGATATATTAAAAAATCCATTATTATTATTACTTGAATTAAAAAAAAATAATGATTATAATATAAAAATACATTCTGATATCGATATAGATTTTTTAAAAAATGAAACAAAAATAATAGAAAATATTGATAATATTGTTATGACAGGACCTTATATTCGAAAGGTGTTATTAGATGATAAAAATATAAATAAAAATACGTTTAAGAATGAGATATTTCTTAATGTGATAAATATAGATCCAAAAATATTAATTGATAATACATTTACTGAAGTATCTGATATGTATTATAAAAAAATTAATAATATTTTTGTCTACATAATGAAACAAAATTATAAAAGTCCATCAGAAATAATATTATCAAATTATAATCTTAAGAGAATAGGTTATTCAGATGGAAAAATATATTGTTCAGCTATGTTTATTGCTGATTATGTTAGATATTGTTTAACAATAAATTTTGATATTACTGATCCAGTATTTAATACTAAATTAGATATTTTTGATTTACATAATAATCAAAATAAAAAAGATTTATCTCTATTAGAATTAATTAATAAAAAAAATTTTGAAGAATATAAGATTGGAAAAAATATAAGATTAGAAAAATATGATATATTTTTTACAATAAATAAAGAAAAATTAACACCAATTGAATATGTTATAAAATTATATCTTGAAGAAGAAAATGATATTATAAAAACACAATTAAGATTAATTATTTTAGATCTATTAGAACATAAAAATCAAAGACCTCCTATATTTTATGCATATATAAATAATCTTGAAGAATATGATTTAGAATTATATGACATTTTGGCAGAAAATAAATTATTTAAACAAATAAAAAATGATATTGATTTTGTTATAAAATCTACAAATGATATTAATAATTTAATATTAAAGTTTTATATAATAAAAGATATGAGTGATGATTTTTATTCTTATTTAAAATACAAAGATAATACAAATATTAAATTAGATCATGATATTTTTAATATGATTGTACAAAATGATCCAAAGAATATAATAATTAATGGAATAAAAAATAATTTTTTTAGTGATAGAAGTAAATATAAAATAATATTATGGACACAAAATCTAGATTATTTCAATATTATAGGTGATGATTTTAATATAGATATCGCAACAAATTATATTAATGAAATCATTGAGAATTGTTTTATTAAATCATTCTATTTCCTCTACAAAGTAGATAATACAATAATAAATATACTAGATGATGTTAATAATAATTTTCTACATAATATTACTGAAAAAAATAAATATAATGATATGATAACATTATTGATTAAATTAGATGATACTTTATTATTTAAAAAAAATAAACAAGGAGAAACCCCTTTAATTCTTCATGCCAAGAATAAGAATTTTAATATATTAACTCATCTAATAAATTACACAATAGAAAGCAATAATGATAGTCTCTTTGAAGTATGTGACATAGATAAGAATAATATATTACATTATATATGTCAATATGAAGATTGTTCAAATTTAGTTAAAAAGATTGTAATCATAAAACCAGAATTAATTGATATGCAAAATAAAAATTTTGAAACACCTATTATAATTTCAGCAAAACATTATCAAGAGAATAATGTATATTTTTTGAAAAGTAATAAAGCAAATATGAATTTAATTGATATATATGGTAATACAGTTTATCATTATATTTGTCTAAATGAATTATGTATTGGTATGGCAATAGAAAATAAAGAAAATATGTTTAATTATAAACCATCTGATTATTGTAAAATATCTAATAATTATTATTATTTTGTTGGTTAAGAACATTTTTTTGTTCCGTCTAAATTAGAACCAGATTTTACTTTACAACTACCGTTACATTGTTCATTTCTATCACAATTTGAGCCTTTACCTTTTTTTTCTTTACAAGTGTTACCCATCAATCCAAATAAGTTTCTACCACAATATTCTTTCTTTGTATTGCATTGATCATCATTTTTACATTCATGACCAACTGTACCACCTTTAATTTGTCTTTTTAATTCCAAATATTTTGTTTTATATTTAATGTATTTTTTATAATAATCCATTTTTTTTCTTAGTTAATTATATAAAAAATGGATTATTATAAAATAATACAATAATAATTAATAATACTAATATAATAAATAATATATATTTTATATATTTTATATTATTTGAATCAGTTTTTTCTCTTATTTGTATGTCTGTACCAAACTCAGTATTTGTCTCAGAAGGTTCACTTAGTATTAAATTTGTTTTTACCGCATATATATTTATATTATTTGAATTATTAGATATTTCTGTATCTAATTGTGATGATATCGGAAACATATCTAATAATTTTTTGGCACCTTTATTTGTAACAATATATCCAAATAATCCATAAACTCTTGATAATTTATAGAAATAATCATTAATATTTTCATGTGGATATTTTAGTGTACTAGGACTATAACCAAGAAATAATAAATCATAATCGAAATTAATATTTTTTTCTAATTCATTTAATCTTGTTATTAAATCTAAATTATCTATAGCATTAAATCTAATATCATCTTCTAAAATTAAACATGCATTTATATTTTCATCAATTATTTTCTTATATATTGATCTTTGACTCATTATTAATCCTATTGCTCCTTTTGTTAAAACTGTATACATTTTTTTAGCAGATGTTGCATCATTGATTCCATTCGGTGTGATTATATTTTTATCAATTTTATCTAGATTTAGTTTACGTCCATCAATTGCATTTAATCTCTCAGACATTGATTGAAGATTATATTTATCTAATAGATTTTTCATATGGACTAATCTATCTTTGCGTCTTTCTAAATTTATATATATTATTTTATCAAATAGCATATATAATATGAAACTAAATTATTTCAAAGTAAACTAAATTATTTTAAAGTTAACTAAATTATATTAAAGTTAACTAAATTATATTTTGTTCGATCAATAATACAGATCCAAATAATAATAATGTAAAAGTATTAGATATAAATGTTGATTTAGTAATGTTATATTTTAACCAAAATAAAATTAATATACCTAGTGTTATTATTAATATTGATTTGCGTGGTACATTGTGATTTTTATCAATATTAATAACATCATCTAATAATCTTGATGCACCTAACATCGATATCAATACAGTATTTGCAGTAAAAATACATGCAGCAATATTTATAACATTATTATATTTATCTGTATTTATTAAATTTTGTAAAGAGTTTGTAATAGGAATATCATTAAGTTTTTCATCATATTTGTATTTTGTTTTCAAATTCATTGTGTATGCATACACAATTCCCAATAAAGTATATATTAATATAGTTATATATAAACTATGTTTAATAGATTTTGGTATATCTGTAAATGGATTTTTTGATTCTTTATTTAATTTTACCATAACTTCAAAACCAAGATAGCTAAAAATTATAAGATATGCTCCTTTTATTATATTCCATATTTCTGATTTAAAATTTTCTGATTGTTTAAATGAATAATATTTTGTAAAATCAGTTGATTTATCAATTATCATCTTATAAAATCCAATTAAAATCAATAAAATTAAAATACCTATACCAACAATTGTCATTAAATTATTAAAATTTGCTAATATATCAATTTTATAAATATTCAATAAATAGCATATACCTATTAGAAGAAGAAATGATATCTCGTTTTTTATATTCGTCATATGAGAAAAATATGATGCAAATGCGTCTCCAACTATATATCCACCAAATATAAATCCAATTATAGTTAATATTAATATTAGATTAGACCAATTTATTCCTAATTTAGTAGTTAATATATGTTGTTCTATGTTATCAACATTGTTATATTTTTGTGGTAATTTTGCATAAGCATTACCAAATATTAACATAAATAAACCACCTAAAAATATCGAGATCCATGTTTTTTCTTTGGCATATCCATAAACATATTTTATTAAGAAAAATATACCAGCGCCAACTATATGTCCAATTGATGCAAATAATAAATCAGAATAATTTAATTTTTTTTCATATAAAACCATTTAATAAGCTATATTATAGTTTATTAAATTATTTTTTGTCAACTAAATTATTTTTTGTCAACTAAATTATTTTTTAATTTTAAATATTTTGTTTTATATTTTAAATATTTATTTTTATATTTATCACCACCTATTAAAGGAACTTTAGATCCACACAGATCTATTGACTCAAATTCTTGAGTTAATACATCAATATTTTTCGCTATATTTTCTATATTAAATTTTGATAATATTAAACTCATATATTTCATCATATCTATTAACTTAATTAAATTTTCTAAATAACCTATTTTATTAATTAATTCTGCTAATTTATCAATAAATTTAATAATACCACTATCTTCTTCCATTCTTTGTCTTTTATAAAAAGCATTTAATCCATTTAGTTTATTTAGACATTTTGATTTATTAGAATCAATCTTTATTGATGTATATTTTAATAAACTTATCGCTTGAAGTCTACTTATGTCATCCCGGATAGTAATTTCTAATATATAAGAACATTCTATAATCATTTTATTAAATTGTAGGAAATTATTTACAAATTCTTTTTTGTGATATAATTCAATTATAATCATAAATATTAATCTATTAATTCTATATTCAAATTTTTTATCAACCCATGGAAATTCGGACATATCAAATAATATATATATTAAATCATTTAAATGTCCATAAATACTATAACTAAAATATTGTAATTTTTTACCATAAAGGTAATATATATATGTATTATATTCTTTATCTATATTACTATAAAATTCTTTTAGTGCTGTTGAATCTTTTTTAAATATTACAACATCAACTAATTCTGCTGAAAATTTAGAACATATTGGATTAGATTGATCTTCCATATTTTGAAAACATCCTACAAAATTTATTTTTAATCTTTGCAAACAAAAAGAAGCAATGTTTTCACCACTTTTTATATATACATCATTATTTAAACTAAATTGAATATCTGATCGTATGCCTGTGTTTATTTGTTTAATATACATATTACTATCTGTATTACAAATAAAAGTCATATTTTCATTTAAATACTCGGATATTTTTTGTAGTATTTGATGATTTGGTTCACCTTGTGGTTGATATACATATATAAGTTGATTATTTGAATCGAGAAAACTAATATTCAATAAATTACCACATTTAGTATATTGAACACATATATCTTTTAATTCATCATCTTCTTTAATATCTTTTATGGCTTTATCTATTTCAATTATCTTTTTTCCCATAAGATCTGGTGTTATTTTAGTTTTATCTATAATTTGATTAGTATTAGATGTTTCATATATTTTATTTTTGATAATATTTAAAACATGTGTTGTATAAAAACATACAATATAGTAAACAAATTCAAATGAAATACCATTTGTATCAAAATTAATATTTGGATTTATCATAATTACATAATCAGAATCACTTCTTTTAAAATATTTTTCCAAATCTCTAAAAAAAGCATCATTTTGTGTATCTCTAAAAATACATCTGTATTTATCAAATAATATTTTTAATGTTGTACCTCCTTTATATAAAAAAATTATGTCTGTATTTTGTAATTGTTGTTTTCCGTTTCCTCTTATAATAACATTGAAATGTTCTAAAATATGTGTTACCATTTTATTAAATAAATTATTTATTAAATATTGAAATCTAAAAATATTTTCCTGATTTCCTTCAAAACAAATATTTGATATAATATCATCAAATACATTGTTTATTTTTTTTTTACATTTACTTTTTAATGTTCTAATATCTATGTCATCGATGTCCATATCTTCTGCATAAAGTGTATATGTATCGTCTTTATTAATAATATTTGTACTATTTAAATTATATGTAGAACCTAAATTTCTATATATACTTGACAATATAGTATTTTCTCTCATACTTGTTAACATCAAACCATCAACGACATCAAAATTTTCTACAACCTCATCAATAGCTGATAAAATATGATCACCCATATATATATATATATAACTTAAGAAAAATTAAAAAAAAATAAATTATTTTTGTCTTGCAAATTTATCTACTATATCATTATGAATAGATTCATAATCTTGTTTTCCAGTATGTGATCTAACATGCTGAAATTTTATTTTTCCATTATGTTTTTCTATTAAATCATCTATATTTTTTATAATATCTTGATTCATAACCGGTTTTCCAGTTGACGAGATCCAATTATTTTTTTTCCAATTCTTAATCCAAATGGTCATACTTTTTATTGAATATTCTGAATCAGTATAAATCTTAATATTAATATTATTATTATATTCATTAACTAATTTTATTGCTTTATATATTGCATATAATTCAGCTCTTTGATTTGTCTTGGGTTCTAATGTAAATTCTTTACTTAAATCTGGTATTTCACCGTTTGGAAAGTGTATTCCATATCCACAATATTGATTTATTTTTGATTTAACATGTGAACCATCAGTAAATACTATTATCTCTGGCATAATTATATTATATACTTAACTATTATATTATAAATTATTATTTGTAATATAATTATAAATCAGTTTTTATTAAATAAATAATTTATAATTTAAGTAGATCTTTTATCTTTTCATTTTTTAGTTCGGCTACAATATAATATTGTATTTTTTCGTTACCTGGATGTGTTAAATTTGTTTTAAGTGGACATCTTTTTCCGTTATTTTCAAACCATATCATTAAATTACCTTTATTTTCTTTATCTAATTTTACATCAGATATTTCAACTGATAGAATTATTTTATATTCTATTCCATCTTTCTGAATTACATTCATCGTAATCAGATCAAATAAACAAGTACCACTTAAATGTGATTCATTTATATGAGAAAAATTTGATTCTATAAAACAAGAATTGTCTTCATGTGTAAAATTTGTTAAAGTTACAGTTGGCAATGTATCAGAATATCCAACCCATTTTATTATATATAGATCATCTTTCACATATTGTATTTGATAAATTTTTTGTTTATCTTTAATGTATTCATCCGTTGTAGCAAAATCTTCATCTGATGATAAATCGGATGATAAATCAGATGATAATTCAGGATTTTGATTCGAATCGCTCATATATTATATGAATAATTATATAGTTAACTATATTTGAGTTAAGTATATTTGAGTTAAGTATATTTGAGTTAATTAAATTATATTTGAGTTAATTAAATTATATTTGAGTTAATTAAATTATATTTGAGTTAATTAAATTATATTTGAGTTAATTAAATTATATTTGAGTTAATTAAATTATATTT